CCTCTCGTTTGACGAAACGAGCATCGGCCTGACTCTCTTTAATTAGAGTTATAGCCATTGCAGGAGAAACTACATATAAATGGTCTATCAACATCTTACTTAATCGTAAGCTCTTGATAGATCTACTATTTGCCTGTTTCTTCTCGTCAAGGACTCAAGTTAGTCGGCCTAATGATGTGAAGGCAAGCTTTAAAGCTTCCTCTTCAGTCATTTTGGTGTCTAACTTATAAGTACATTCTTGTAATATTTCGCTCATAGAGCTTAATATACAATTTGTACTAGGAAACTGACCAATACTACTAAAAGAATAGAATCTTCTATATCTATTATAAGTATTGACAGTCTCTTCAAGTCCCAAAAATCAACCTTGGGTAATTCGATAATCAATGATCTGTTTTAAAACAGAGTCAAAGATTAAAGAATCCTTAGGATCTAGCGAACTTATAGCCGTAACCGTAAGGTTAGGTGATAAGTCCAGTCCTAAGTTCAACCCAAAACAACTAACCAAATCTCAGTAGTTACTTTTAATTTTATTAATTCATTTTGAATTAACAACTTTATCAGAACTAAAAAGATTTTTTAGTTGATCTCGGAGGATCGCAAAGTCATCCACTTCGATTAAAGAGTTATTTAAAATAACATCTTTAAAAGAACGTGGGCTTCCTATCATTTCAAGAATCGATTTAGGTCCAATAGGACTCACATCAATTCCATGGTGATAGAAACGTTTTGCAAATTCACAAGATCCTGAAGCACTTACTAAAGACTTGGATAGATTAATTTCTACTCCCAAGTCCTTCATAAGAACCAGATAAGTACCAGCAACTGCTCTATCTCCAATGACAATATCGTCACCGAGGACAGCGTAGTTCTCGAATCAATTAATTGATCCAGCTCTACGCGCAGCAGCCTGTACTATCAAGTGGTGAGTAATGGCGAGCATAGGCCATGACGATAAACAACCCATTGGTTGACCGATTGCATATCTATATGAACCATTGGAAGAAATAAATTTCTTATCCTTAGATTCTAAGATATAATCTCGATCGACTAATAAAGATTTTCAAAGAGAACCAACTTCATCGTTATTAAATAAAGATGAAATAATTCTACTTTGCAAATCTATAGGAAGTCTATCAGTAGCTGCAGACAAATCAAAACTATACAACTCTTGTATACCTTTCTCAATAAGAACCTTTACAGGTTTATGTTGATCATAGGTACCATCTTGAGGTATGGAAGATAAAATCTTCAATACACCATCATGGAGAGTTGCAAGTAATGATTGTGTCCAAGCATCTACCATGGCAAATACTCTAACCTTACCTGCCGCTTCTTGTTTTAAGCAGAGTTTTCCCAATTTCAGTGAATCCTGAGATGAGCTAAAACTTTTATTAATTTCTTCAGTGGCTAGAATATCATTGATATTCAGACCTTTAGAATTTATAAAATTAAGATCATCTCTTAACTTCTCGAAGATATCTTTATGATTTGTTAACAAAGCAAATCGTTTAAATACCTCCAACAATGTAGGGTTATTCCGTCATGCAAATGCATCGATCGCATAACCAAACAGTTGGTTTCGAGAATTAGGACCCGCTGAGGTAAGAAGTCGTAGACTACGACCTACCGTGAACGGCCCAGTGGCCACCTTAAAATATTTTTCTTGTAAATGTAAATTTACAAAATTATTTATTTTAAGCAAAGGCAATACTAAATCTAGCTCTGGAAGGTCTTTATAGACCCCAGAGTGAGGACTTGTAATAGTCCCTAGTTTTAGTTTTGGGTACGCAGGTATGACTCTATAAACAGATAGTATAGTAAAGACTACTCTTATTATCTTTGGGTCTCCTACCTCTATTAAGAGGCGAAGAGCTCCCGGTATAATAAGAGGAAGTCCTCTTCTGCAAGCTACTCTAGGTTCAGATGAACTTTGAGTAACCTCACCACCTAAGGTCTTAGACATAAGTCTATGAGCTTCTTTACAGTATTGAACTGTAAAGGTCTTCCCATTGACTTTAAGTAAGGAAAATATTCTCTTACTCAATTCGATGAGATGACGGTGATGACTGGTATTTCATAATTGGAAAAGTCAGACTGAGACCTTAGTCAGCATTCAAAATTTCTTTAAAGAAAATTTTGTATGTTTCCTAGGGTCTCATTGGCGAGATAATCCCTTCTTTTGTGCAGTTTTATTGTGAAATTTTATTTTCATGATTAAATTGTATAATTGACTGGATTATTTACTCTCCTACTGACAGAGCATTGTCTGTTTGGTGCTATCTACGAGAAAACTTTCTACAATATAATGTAGAAGGCCAATCGTTACCGGTTCATCATTGTTACCAGGTGCAATTATTGCTAATTACAAACGTAAAAATGCAACTAATGAATCCGCGGTTAGGTTAAAGTCTTATACTTATATCTGACCGTAGACCGATAAGTCATCTTCTCTGTTTAAAACACAGAAAGTATGACTTACCGGGCTTGGCAAACAAACAATTATGATGTTAGCAAGAGGCTTTCAGCGACTTAGAGAATAATCCCTTTGATGTATAATATTATTTATATAATCGAATGGTACTCTAAGCTTGTGAGTAATCAAAGTTAAACTTTTGAAGCACACACTGTGGGCGATAAGCGATCCTGGACAATTGTCCGGTTCTAACCTATAAAG